TGGGCGCCGGTGGTTTTTCTAAGTTCAAGAAGACGCATCAGCTCATTGAGGAAGGTGACTATTCTGAAGCATCCATAGAGATGCTGGACAGCAGGTGGAGTGATATGGTGGGACGGCGCGCTATCGAACTCAGCCGACAAATGGATACAGGTGAATGGCAGGACTGACATGATTGGAATATTAGGCAAGATACTTGGCAGCGGTGACGTCATCAAACAGGGCTTATCTCTGATTGATGATATGCATACCAGCACTGAAGAAGAGATCGCCGCGAAGAGCAAGGCGAAAATAGATCTCATGAACGCATACGCGCCATTCAAATTGGCCCAGAGATATCTGGCGCTGATGTTTGGTGGCACCTTCCTTGGCAGTTATGTGATCGTGCTGACGATGACGATCACCGGCCACGGAGATCCGGATGCGGTGACCAAGGTGATGGAGCAGTTCAGCATTAACTATGCAATGCTGATTATTCTGGGCTTCTACTTTGGCGGCGGTGTCGTGGAGAGCTTCAAGCAAGCCCCTAAAAAGTAAGGGGGCCGAAGCCCCCTCACCCTAGCTCTCATCAATCATTTTGAGGCTTAGTGTTTTTTGCCGCGAGATACTCTCAGGCTTGGCAGGGACTACCTTCTCCGGTTGGGCGCGTGTCTTCCGCATAGGCCACTTGATGATATATCTTGTGGTACCTATCACGGTTGTGGCTTCGGTATTGTCACCCATAATCTCTTTAAGCGATGCCTCGATCTGGTCTATGTCCCATTCGGCCTGGCGCTTCCTATCCTTGGCTTCAGACAGGTCGAAGGCCAAGCGCTGGGCGCCTTGGATCGTATCCAGATCCAGCGGCTCAACATCAGGATCAGCATCAGCATACGCAAAATTGCCATCATCAGAAGACAGCACCGGATACTTTTCACCGCTCTTGCGCTTGTACTCGAAGTCTTCCACGGCCTCTGCGATGCGGCGTTGTATGTGAGCATCTGCCTGGTAGACGAAGATCCGCAGCTCAATGCCCTGATACAGGGTGGCAATGCATCCCCATTTGAAACCGCCGCACATCATTTGCCCTTGTAATTGCCACGGTCCACGATGTGGCGGCGGCTGATCTTCTGGCCGGGCTGATGTGAGTTTAGCTTCCATCACTCCGATAGTGCTGATGTCGATCTCTTCCGCGTTGACGCAGTAGATACCGGCAGCGGCATCAGTCTTGATGGTGCCATTGCCAACGCCCAGACCATCGAGGCTTGCGGCAAGCTGTAAGCTGTCGTGAAAGTAAGGCTTGTCGATATTGACCTCATGATTGCGAAGGCCAAGGCGCTGTGCCGCCTGATCCAGAATGACCGGCTCAAGGCGGTCACCCCAGCTTGTGGCTTCGTTTCCATTAAAGCTGGATGTAACAGCGCCGGTGACCTCTGCCAGCAGCTCATTCGGCGTGGTGTAGGGTGACAGGCCCATCAGTGCCGGGATCCGGCTGGCTGAAATCATATTGTCAGGTGTAAGTTTTCCGACCATTTTATCTCTCCCTTTTCTGGTACATGTCGGGTGCGTATTGGTTCCAGATCTTGTGATCCGGATCCAGATCCATTGCTATGCGCTCTAGCTGGATGTGCCTCTTGTGGCCATTCGACCAGCGCGGACTGCTATACGCATCACAGAAATCATAAAACCAGTCATGCGCTTTTAGAGCCTTGGTATATTCTTCAATGTCCATTGTGTTCACCTATCAGTAAGGATTGTATTTGGCGAAGCATCCCAGCTTTACTGGTTGCTTCAATGCGCTGGATGTCAGCTTCCTTGACACGGCGGCCGGAATGCTGGCGCCAGTGATCCTTTGCCTCAACAGCGGTTGAGAAAAGGTAGCCGGGTGCATCACCCAGATGCTGGCCCCGGTCCCAAAGGATCACGCACGATGGCGTGATCCGTGCCGGTTTATTGTACTCTTTCATGATCAGCTCCCGGCCATAACAAGGAAGAGCCACATCATGCCGATAGTCATTGCACAAGCAATAAGGCCACCGACAATCTCGAAGATTGTCTCAGCGCGTGATGGCTGAGACTGGATCTTGTCGCGATCTTCGATCCACGTTTTAATTCTAACATTCATTATAATGCTCCCTTTATAAGATTAGAGACAGTGGCAGCATGCCACCGGTTGCCCATTGCGGACGGAATGCCAGCATCGTTGAGGGTGCTGGCAATATCGCGCAAGCTGGCACCACCTGCGCGTAATTTGGAAACGATGGGCCACGCCTTGACGCGCACGGCGTCAGTCTTGGCGGCGCGGAGTACACCGGCGGCACGACCACCGGCGCGAGGGTTTGGTGATCCCAGCTCTTGGCCGCGCGCCTTGGCGGCCTTGAGAGCTTCCTTGGTGCGCTCAGAGATCTTGCGCGCTTCCCATTCTGCGAAGACTGCGGCCATCTGAAGGAAAGTGCGATCAGCTTCCGGCATATCTGCGGCCACGATATCAACACCGCTCTCGAGAAGGCCAGTGATGAAATGCACGTTACGCGCCAGGCGGTCCAGCTTGGCGATGACCAAGGTGGCGCCGGTGCGCTTGCATTCGGCCAGCGCTTCGGCGAGCTGTGGCCGGTTGCACTTGCGTCCGCTCTCAATTTCTGTGAATGAGGACAGGACGCCGGTGCTGCCCACAAAGGCGGCAACGGCGGCCTGTTGCGCTTCGAGGCCAAGGCCGGACTGGCCCTGGCGCTGAGTTGATACGCGGTAATATGCGATGAACTGGGTCATTATGCAAAAATCCTCTTAAACTTTTCCCATTCAGCAAAGTCATCATCAGACAACTTGAGCATTTCGTATGCCGCCAAAATCTCATCGACAATAGAATTAAAATTTTCAGTGTCATGCACGATGTAATCGAAGCATAATTTTTGAGCCTCACGGCTATTAAAATCAAAGCCAGCTTCAGACAAGTCTTGGCGAAGGGAATCAAGGCGAATGCCAAATGAAAGCGCTTCGTCCCGGGGCAATTCTGCAAAAATCAACCAACGATCTAATTTATCAATTATATTTTCCATCTTTTTTTCTCCTCTGTTTCCGGGCAGATCTCTGCCTCAGGTACTTTTATGGACCTATTCGATGTGTATGTCAAGCGATTGTGTACATATTTTTTTGCAGGTGTTGTGTATTTTTTTCCGGGGTGTACTGTTTCGTTGTGTAGCAATGGGAGCCGCAACATGAAACCCGGGGGTGGCCGTATCAAAGGCCGACAGTTTGAATATCTGGTAGCAAAAGACCTTGAGGCAGACCTTGGCATCAAGTTTCAGCGCGTCATCGAGCAAACGCGCGAAGCTGAGTTGTCGGATCTGGAGCCGGTTGATTGCCCCAACTTTCCTTTTGTACTTGAGCTGAAGCGATATGGCACCGGCACCTATTCCCGGCCAGCTTGGTGGGATCAGGTGTGCGCGGCGGCAAGCAAGGCCGGTAAATATCCAGCGCTGATCTATCGCTACGACAGATTGCCGGTCAGGTGCCGGGTTCCGATACAGGCGCTGGTAGGGCTGTCGATGTATGAACCGGCGGCAGATAAAAACGAACAGTACGACTGGCGCTATGCCGCAGATCTGGAATGGGACACGTTCATGATGGTGTGCCGGGAGATTATGGCTGATGTATGAGACCGACAAGGACCGGCTGAACGAACAGCGCTTGATCACGGCCATCGAAGAGGCATTTGGTTTCAAGGTTACCAGCCTACCGGCAAAGTACAATCTGGATGCTATTGCGTGGAAGGAAGGCGAGGCCAAGTGCTTCTTCGAGTTCAAGAGCCGGACGGTTGCCAGCACAAAATACAAGACAGCGGTGGTGAACCTGCACAAGGCCATTGCCGCCAACAACCTGTCACAGACCACCGGCCTTAAGTGCTGGCTGGTGTGTGAATGGACGGATATGGTGGGATGCATCGACTTTGCGTCCCCCTTCGAGATTGGTGTAGTGGGCGCCAGGACAGACCGCAATGATCCAAGGGATGCGGATCTGTTTGCTCACTATCCAATAGCCGGGTTCAGAGATCTGAACCTATTCTGAAACTGACGTTATCGTATAGGAGTTGATGTTATGGCGTTAGGATTTAATACTGAAAGCACAGGTGGGGGCGATATCCTGCCTATCGTTAAGTATGATGCAAAGGCCGGGGATTTCATCCGGCAGGACCGGGTGCAGGATGCGTCCGGGCAATGGATGAAGGATGAGGCAGAGCTGCCAACCCCCTTCAAGTTTGCAATGGATATGGACACGCTCGAGGTCGGATGGCTGTCATTCCAGTCAGGCGCTCCGGATTTCCGGATGGTGAAGCTGGGTGAACCTATGCCAGCAAAGCCTGAAGGTGATTTCAAAAACGCCTTCCGGGTGAGGATCGGATCCAAAGAGCTGGGTCTGCGTGAGTTCAGCCATTCATCCAAGACGATGCTTCGCGCAATGGATGAGCTTCACAACCAGTATGAGGCTGAGAAGAGCAACAACCCCGGCAAGACGCCGGTGGTTGAGGTCAGCGGTACAGTTCCAATTAAGGTAACGACACCGCAGGGTGAGCTGCGCTTCAAGGCGCCACAATGGAAGATCGTGGCGTGGGTGGACAAGCCCGACCTCTTCGCAGGAAAGGCGGCGCCAGAGCCGGTCGCTCCAGAGCCAGCGTCCCCGGCGGCTCTGTCGGATGACGATTTGTTCTAAGCGCTAGCCTAG